TAAAGAATGCTATTTTTATTCCTACAGCTAATAACAAAAGCAATAAAGCCTTTATCCATTTAGCTTCTATTTCTATTTTATCCTCTAGCCTAGCTATATCACTTTTAGTAGCTACTTGCTGATCAATGTTAGAAATAACTTCAGTTATTGCCTCCGCTTGTTTTTCTGGTATACCAGCGGTAGTAAATTGTTTTACTGCTTTGTGTGTATCAATTAATGCCATAACTATATTTCTTTATTAAATTATTACTTATTCGTCCTTTATTAAATGGATGTCTTTTATTGACACCTCAACGTCACTACTTAAAAAATCATAAAAATTGTAGGCTATTGCTACAACTCTACGAGATTCAATGATTTTTTCTTTCTGTTTACAAAATTCTACAGAAAGTTCTAATGCTTTGATACGTACATCTAAATCTTCTCTATTTGCTTTAAATTTATTCATATTAATTATCCTCTTGCTAATATTGTTTAATTAGTATAAAACATATAAAGCAACTTGTATAGTTAAAAAGTAAATAACTTTATTAGACACAAGGAAGATATAAAATTATTTGTTGTTTAACTACTACACCCTATTAGACACATTAAATTAAAATTAAAAAGAGGAAATTATGTCCGAGAATATGTCAAAATACTACGAACAAATAAAAAAAGAAATGTCACAAAAATTGATAGAGGAGCGTGAAAAAACTAAAAAAAACCCATTTAACGAACAATTGAAGCGTGAGCTGGACAAATCTTGTTATTATACTAGAAAAGCAATTTTTGAAAAATGGCGTTTAGAAAAGGCAAAAATGATAAAAGAAATGAGTGTAGCGTGCAGAAATAAACATTAAATTAAAAAGAGGAAATATGAAAAACGAAAACATGAATATATCAGAAGCATTTAAGCATTTATTAGATGGAAAAAAATAAAACATAAAGATATTGATAATCATATTTATTGGCTTTTAGTAAATAAAATTGCTACCTATTTCAGAAATTCCCAAAACGATGATAAGAAAGATATTTTTTATACATTGGCTTTCACAGAACTTAGAATTGATCATAGTAAACTTAATAATTGGATGGTGGTTGACGAACCTTGTAATATTAGATTTGAACATACTGCAATAACAGTCCCCCAATTGATAAAAAACGGCTATACATTAAAAAGACTTAAAACCGGGAAGCGTTATAACAATACTGATTTATCGGGCAATGGTTTTACTATAGAGGATATGGAAGCTAGTGATTGGGTAGTTGAGGATTAATATGAGAAAGACGCAAAAAAATAAAGCAAACAAAAAACTTCAAATAGCTTTACTAACTGGAAAAAAAAGTTTGGTTGAAGTAAAAAAAAATGAACAAGAAGGTTTTATATATTATAACACAGATAGTAAGACTATACGTGGATTTGGTTGTATGTTAAATACAAAGGGATGGCAAGATTTGGATTTACCATCATTAGAAGTAATAAAAAAAGGGAGTATATAGGTATATAAAATATGTCAAATCACGAAGATATTGAATATATGTCATTTCACCACGAAGATATGGAATATATGTCAATTCACCAAGGAACCAACCTGTTGCTTAAGGCAATGATAAAACTTTTGAAACGTGAATATGATTTTGTAAACTTAAGAGGTGCAGATTTACAAAGCGCAAACTTGAGAGATGCAAACTTAAAATATGCACACTTTGAAGGTGCAGACTTAACAGGTGCAAACTTTAAAGGTGCAGACTTAACAGGTGCAGACTTAACAAATGCAAAATTGAGAGATCCAAACGAAGGAAGCTACATGCTTAATGCCGTGCTAAAACTTTTAAAAGATGAATATAATTTTTTTGAAAACGTATCAACTCGAGAATCACGAGTAGATTTCATTAATAAAATATTGTCTATAGGACGTAGTGCCAATTGTAACGATGAGGAAATATTAAAAGGGCTGGCTAAGTATTTGAACTATTGCTATTTATGTAAGAGTAGCACAGCAGATATTAATGAAGGAGACGATATTTGTAACAATTGTTATGCTGTTTTTGATTGATAAACAGTATTCTTGGCCTTAATTCTATAAATTTGTTTTATGCTATAATGCAAAGTATCAACAATTAATTGATACTATTTGCTATGAGTAGAGCTAAAAAGAACTGGATTGAGTCTACAGTAAAAAAGCCTGGTGCGTTGCGCCGTAGTTTAAAAATAAAAGCTGGCCACACAATACCAGAAAACAAACTAGATAAAGCCCTTAATTCTAAAAACAAATTGACTGCAAAACGAGCTAATTTAGCCAAAACTTTAAAGAAGTTTCACTAAGGGTTATGTCAGTTGATACAAATTTAAATCATGAGTTATGCAATAAAGACTTTGCATCATATATAAAAAACATAGGCCTTCAATTTTATATTAAAGCCTCTTTCCATGAGTTTATTAAACAAGCATGGCCAGCAATTGAAGGAGGTATTGCTTTTGTTGATAGTTGGCATATAAGAGCAATAGCCGAACATTTAGAAGCTTGTTATCGTAGAGATATCAAGAAACTCTTAATCAACATTCCACCAAGAACCAGTAAAAGTACAATAGTTTCCGTGATGTTTCCTGCTTGGGTATGGCTACATAATGCAGAAGAGAAGTTTTTGTATGCCTCATACGCTGGCTCACTTTCAATAGAACATTCTTTAAAATGTAGAAGATTGATAGAAAGTAATTGGTATCAGGAACGCTTTGGTAATTTGTATCAATTATCAAAAGACCAGAAAGCTAAGGGCTTCTTCGATAATAATAAAAAGGGCAGCCGCATAGCTACATCTGTTGGCGCAAGTGCTACAGGTAAAGGCGGTAATTTCTTAATAGTTGATGATGGAAATAATGTCCAAGATGGGGAAAGCGAAGTCAAACGCAAGGCCACAATTGAATGGTTAAATAGCGTTTGGTCAACTCGGCTTAATAATCCAAAGAATGATGTACAGATTATTATTCAGCAAAGATTACATGAAGAAGATATTACCGGCCATATTATAGATAATGACCAAGCTAATGAATGGGTTAAGCTTATACTGCCCATGGAATATGAAGATGCACGTAAGGCTAAAACTATAATACTCCCATCAACTAATGGCAAAGTCTGGCAAGACCCAAGAGAAGAGGAAGGTGAGCTACTATGTGAGCAAAGATTTTCTCTTGAGGAAATCAACCAATATAAACATAGATTAGGCTCATACGGTTATGCTGGCCAGTACCAACAAAGACCAGCACCAGAAGAAGGCGGAATAATCCAAAAGTCATGGTTTAAATGGTGGAAGCATGATCAGCCACCTGAAATACAATTCATTGTACAAAGTTGGGATACTGCACTTACTGCTAATGAAATGTCAGCATATTCAGCCTGTACTACTTGGGGAGTATTCTATGATCATAATTACATAGAGAATTTGATATTACTCTCTTCATGGCGAGGCCGTGTTGAATACCCAGAACTTAGAGAAATGGCCAAACGCTTATTTTTTGACTACCGAGATAATGGCAAAGAACATAATCCAGATTTTAAGGGCAGAAAACTTGATATGTGTTTAGTTGAAGCCAAAGCTTCGGGAGATCCACTAATACAAGATTTGCATAAAGGCGGTATTAGAGCAATCCCATTTAACCCAACTAAATATGGTGATAAGATACAAAGAGTCCGGCTAACTACACCTATAATTGAGGGTGGTAGAGTATGGCTTAGAGCGCAAGGCCCAAAATATGAAAGGCTTATGCCTTTTTCTGATGAGTTTTTGCAAGAAGTTGCAACGTTTCCTAATAGCTCCTCAAGGGATTTAGTGGATACGATGACACAAGTCTTGCTTAAATTAAAAGATGGGTATCTTATACTAAATCCTAGAGATGAGAGAACACAGCCTCCTAATGATACTGAAGGCAAGATAGTATATTAAAAGGCAAAAGTATGAAAATGTTATGTTGTTGTAAAAAGAAGAAAATAGAAAAATCAGAAACAAGTAAAAATACTTATGAATCATATAATTTTTTTGAAAAAAACTTCTTAGAAGAAAACTCAAGTAATAGTGAACAGACTCCTTTTCAATCAACTAAAATAATAAAAGGTGTTGATAATAAAATAATTATTGGTGACCAGTTAATAGAACAAGAAGGATACTGGTATACTCCTGAACAAAATGAATAATTATTACTTACTAAAATTCTCATTGATATATTGCTGCAAGATAACCTCAATATTAAGTGTATCCATTTTTATCTGGCGTTTATTTAGATGCAGCAGTGGAATTTCAAACTCATTAAAGCCGTAGACTATATCTGAGGATTTAGCTTGTTGCATATCAATAATTACTGGAAAGTAGATAGGCAAGTGTTTGGCAACATTCTTGCCAAAAGGCTGGAAGAGATTATTTGAATTTTCAATACGGACTTGTAACTTAATAACAGTACCAACAACAAGATACCCAGCTTCTTTTGCAATAACAAAGAACTCTGATGATTTATTAATACTATTCATCAAGTTATCTAAATCTAATTTTTCTGCTTTTTTCGTCATTTTTTACCTGTGTTATAATAGGGAATTAGAATATGTAAATTTATGCAACTTCAAGATGAACATATCACACCTGTTGAAGAATTAGAAGATGGATCCACTGTATATGAGATAGGGTCTGATAATGAGGAGCAAATTAGTAACGATGATTTTTATGCTAATTTAGCAGAAGAATTATCAGAGAGTTCTAGGAACAAACTTAGCACTTATTTATTAGAGCAGATAGATGAAGACATGGAAGCAAGGAGAGACTGGCTTGATAGCGTCAATAGAGTAAAACATTATCTAGGTTTTTCCTTAGAAGACTTAAAAGATAAGCCATTCTCACAAAGCACTAGAACATTTGATACAACTCTTTCTACTGCGCTTATTAGATTCTATGCAACAACCAGAGCCGAGCTACTTCCTGAAGATGGGGTAGCTGGATTTAAGATAAATGGTCAGGCAAATGAGGAGCTAGAGAAAAAAGCTGAGCTTAATAGAGATTGGCTGAATTACTTTCTAACAGTTAAAGACCATGCGTATTACTCAGACTTTGAACGTTTCCTGCTTTATTTAGGTTTGTATGGTAGCGGCTTTAAAAAAGTCTATTACGATAAAATCAATAACCAGCCCTCAAGCAGATTTATTATGCCTGAGGATTTTGTTATTGACGGTGATTGTACTTCCATACTCGAGTCAGAACGCCTTACTCACATACTGCATTTATCCAAAAGAGAAATCATCCTCAAACAACAAAGCGGCATTTATCGAGAATGCGAGTTACCTTATTTAAAAGGTCTTGACTCAAACGACGAGGATGACGAAACCGAAGATAAGCAAAAAGATGGTATAGATTTAAGTGCCTATAGCCATAAATCTTTGTTTGATATCTATGAGATACATACTTACCTTAATCTAGAAGATTTTGCTGATGTAGCATCAGAAGAATCAGAGGATGCTATTCCTCTCCCTTATGTAGTAACTATAGATAAGATATCAAAAGAAATACTAGCTATTCGGCGCAACTGGGAAGAAGATGATCAAGACAAAAAACGCACTAATTATTTTGTTCAATATAATTATCTGCCAGGTTTTGGCGTATATGGTATTGGCCTTGCTCATCTACTCGGCTCAAATGCCATTACTCTTACTAAATTACTGCGCCAACTTGTAGATGCAGGTTCATTTAAGAACTTACCTGGAGGTTTGCGTAAGAAAGGTATAAAGCAACAAAATAATGATATTGTAGTAGGACCTGGTCAATTTGTAGAAGTTGATACTGGAGGCGAGCCTTTAGCAGAAGCATTTATGCCACTTCCATATTCAGAGCCATCACAAGTTTTGCGAGAACTGCGACTTGAAATAGTCGATCAGTGTAGGGAACTGGGTTCTACTTCAGAGCTTGGTATGCTAGATTCTAAAGAAGATATACCAACTGGCACTATGCTTGCGGCCTTAGAGACCAATAATCGCATTCAGTCAGCGGTGCTTAGATCAATTCATAAATCCTTAAGTCAGGAATTACAGTTAATCGATAAGCTATTTAGGCAGACTTTGGAATATGAGGAGTTTAGCTTTGGCGAAAATAGACAATCTATTGCAGCAGAAGATTTTATTGATGAAGTAAGAATAATACCGGTCTCAGACCCATCGGTTAATTCAACTATTCAAAAGATTATAAAAGCGCAGGAAATGCTAAGAACAGCAGAAATTGCTCCTGATTTACATAATATGCGAGCAGTATTTAAGATGAATTATGAGGCGCAAGGATTATCTGCAGAGGAAATAGATAAGATATTACCATCCGAAGAGTCAGAAGATGTAGAGCCACGAGACCCAGTTACAGAGAATGTAAATATATTGGCTAATAAACCAGTAAAAGCAGCTATTTGGCAAGATCATGATGCTCACAAAATAGTACACGCGGTATTTGCTCAAGAACATCCAGAACTAGAACCTGCGATAATGGCACATATTACCGAACATGATGCTTTAAAATATTTACTACAAATGCAGCAAATTATAGGACAAGAATTACCTTCCTTAGAAGAAATACAGAATCCAGATATTCAGAATGCTATTGCTTTAGCTGCTGCAAGAGGACTAGAGGAATCAGGTATAGCAAATGCTGCTACACGTACACAAGAGACCATAGACCCGAACCAATTAATCCTAGCAGACATACAGCAAAAAGAAGCTGAGACTGAATCTAAGGAACGTATAGCAAAACTTAAGACTGAGACGGATATATTCAAGGCTCAATTAGATTTTGAAAAAGAAAAAGCCAAGATTGAGTCCAATGAAGATATAGCTCAGTTAAAGTCTGAGACGCAAGCTCAAAAAATTATAAAATAGTTAGAGGAAATTATGAATAAGAAAATTAGAGGCTTAGAAAAAGATACTCAAATCAAAAAAGGCAAACAGCACTATAAGCATGGTGGTAGTTGTAAAAAATACGCTGCTGGAGGTATTGCTAAATCATCAAAGCCATCAATGCAAAGAAGATGTAAATAATGTTATTTGAGAGATTATTGCAAGATTTAAAGGCGGAGCAAAGCAAATTAGAAAGGTTTATCGTGCAAGGTCAGATATCTGATTATGCAACATATAAGTTTCTAGTAGGCAAGGCTCAAGGATTATTAACTGCAATTGATATTTTACGAGAGGTTTTTAAAAGGTATGACGATGCAGAATCAAGAAAATAGTGGAATAGATTTAGAAGAGTTTAGTTTTGATACTGAACTTGCAAAGGTAGAAAATATCCATCCTCAAGGCTGGAATGTATTGGTGCATTTATATGTTGAGCCAGAAAAGCGCAAAAGTGGTTTGATTACTCCCGATAGTTACCGCAAAGAACAAAAATATCAAAGCTGTCAGGGATTTGTACTTAAAGTAGCTAAGGGGGTTTATGAAAGTGATAGATATAGCGAGACTGGTCCATGGTGTAAGGTGGGGGACTGCGTTATTTTTTCACCATATTCAGGCATAAAAATACACAGAGGCGATGATGTCTATGTATTTTTAAAAGAAGACATGATCGAAGCAGTTGTTACAAATCCTTCTATAGAAATACCAAAAATATCTAAATAAGTAGAGGTTATAATGGATACACAAGAAATATTACCCGAAAATATAGAGGATTCACATATTCCAACCAGTGGCCTTGACGAAATAGAAGCCGCTATGGAGAAAATCAGTGAACTTGAACAAGCTGATAGTGATGCATCGAAGCAGGCACTAGAGGGCAATCCTGAAACCAAAAGGACAAACCTAAAAGACTCTGATGCTAAAAGCAAGGCGACTACAGAAGAAGCAGAAGCTCAAGAAGAAAAAACGGAATCTACTTTTACCGGTGAAGAACAAAGCACTAAATCCAACAAATTATGGCATGAGAAAAAACTCAAATTCAAGGCAATAGCTGAAAGAGATGCTATTGCCGCAGAAAGAGATGAATATAAGAAAATGCTTAAAGAAGCTTTAGATAGTGGATCTTACCATCATGCTAAAAGTGTTGATGCAGAATTATCTATGGCAAAAGACTTAAGACGTAAGGCTATAGAGAATGGCGATATTGATAGTATGTTTGAAGCAGATGAGGCTTACAATAAGGCTCTGATTGCTAAACATGAAATTGATAAATGGAATTATCAGCAAAGTAATTACAAATCAAATTCAGATGAAAATAGAGGATATAATTCGCAAACTCATCCTGAACAGGTAAACAATATTCTATCACCGTTGCAGCAGACTATGGCTCAAGAATGGGTAGAATCTCATCCTGAGTTAAATCCAGAATCTAGAAGCTATGATAAAAACCTAGCAGAGAAAGTAGCTCCCTATATCAATAATCTAGAAAGCAATATCAATCAGAGTGGTCAGATGCAATATCTGTATTCCTCTGAGTTTTTTGACATGGTCGATAATTACATTGATAAGGTAAAAACTCCTAAGGTAAGCACTCCGCCATTATTTTCCAATAATGTAGCAGGCGTGAAGAAATCTTATCAAGGAAGCTCTACAGCACCACCATCTAATAAAAAGCAAATAGTGCTTACTGCTGAAGAGAAAATCATGGCTTCAAACGCAGGTGTTTCTGAAAAAGAATGGCTTAAATTTAAAATAGAAGAATTAAATAAAGGTAAATAATCATGACTCGCACAGAAGAAACTAGATTAAATGAAGGTAAAAAGACTCGCCAAAGTGAAAATCGCATATATGAAGCTCTGCCTGAATATGATATGGATTACGAAAGTCCTCTAGAAATACCAGCAAGTATCAAGAAAGATGGTTACTCTTATAGATGGGTGAATATAGCTATTAAAGGTGAAGAAAATTACAATATTGATAAAAAAGCCTCTCGTGGCTGGAGGTTAGTGCCAAAAGATCGAGCAAGTGGTATATCTTTTGATCCATTAAATCGCAACCCCTTATCAGAAAACTATATTTGCTATAAGGATGTTGTGCTTATGGAAAGACCTACTGTTTATTGCAATAAGGAAAGAGAGCATTTTGACAAAATCAATCGAGATAAGATTAATTCCTTGCGTCATGTAAGTAATGACATAGGTGAGTTTAATAAACATACAACATCAATGAATAGCTGGTAAAATATTATGGCATTTCTTCCTTCTAATTCTACCTACCAGAAAATAGAGCTAACTGCTGATATTGTTATATACTGGCCGTTTTATACGCCAAGTGGTGATATAACCATAGCTGATATTATGGATGTAGAAGCAAATCAGGCTGGTTGGACTATAGCGCTCCCTGATGCAAGCTTATCAGAGACCGGTAGAAATTTTATCTTTAGCAATATCTCTCAGTATGAGTTTCAAGTGGTACTGCAAGATAAAATAACTGAACTTACAACTATTGCAGCGGGTGAGGTTAAGTTCATTAATCTTACTGGTAACACAACTACTAATGGTACATGGTCTGTGATTCCCTTTGGTGGTGGACAAGCGGCTATTACCACAGTTACTGCCCAAAGCTCTGATAATTCGGTAAATATTACTAACGGTAGTCTTATTCCCCCTGGTGGAGTGATAGATTTTGCTTTGCCTCAATCACTGACTAATTTTAATAATATCAATAGTACAGCTTTTCCAGTAATCAAGACAACAGCACCACTAACTTTTGGAACTGTTGATCTAGTTGCCGGAGAAAATATAACAATTGCTAATCCTGATGGAATATCGGGAGAGCCAGTGATAAACTTAAATAATGTAGTAACGGGGCTTAACTCTCTTGAGGTTGGTGATATTACTATGAGCGGGTCTATTATTACCTCTAATATTACAAATGGTAATATTGATATGGTAACAAATGGTACTGGTAAGCTGAACTTTAATGGAGTTACTATAGATGCAAATAATAATATTGCCAATGTTAATGACTTAACTGTCAATGGCTCATTTACCAATCCTTATATGCCTGTTGCTTGGTGTGTATTTACTGATAGCGTTACAGGTGATAGTAATAGTGTTGTGCTTGAAAAAGGGCAGAATATAGCAAGCGTTACAGGTTCTGGTGGTAGTTACGTAATTAATTTTACAAATCCTATGGATTCTATAAATTACGCAGTATTTATTAGCGCAGCAAGTGATGGTGGAGCATTGCCACCACCTATATATCACACCATGTGGACAGTACGTAATACTAATTCTCTAACCATTGCAATATTAGATGCAAGTGGTGAGTATGTTGCAAGTGTTCCGCATGGAATAAGTGTTATGGTAATGCAAGGATAGTATTTTTACATAGATTTTATTTTATGTTATAATGTAATTATCAATATAAAAGTTTTGCGAACTTCTAATAAAATCGCATCCCTCGGTTTGCTTCTATATCCACAAAAAGAAGCTGTCTAATATGACATAAACTATCCTATCAGCAAATGAGCTAATAGTAGAAGTTCTACGAACTTACCAAAAATCGTACTTTAGGTTTTAGAAATCTCACCAAATTAAAGATTTCCTTTTATTAGTTTCTGCGAAACTTAAAATCGTATTGTAGGTTGCTTTAAGTCTATCCGTAAAAGATTTTCAAATAGTTTTAAGTTAATAAATAATAAGAGGAAAGATTATGGCGTATGGCGTCAATGCTCCTTTTGGTTTAAGACCTATTTCGTCTATCAACGGAGGCTCTTGGACTGAGAAGACCAATCAATATTTTATACATGCAAGTGCAGACGGTGCTACTACTTATGGAACCAGCCTATTTAGCGGTGATCCAGTTATGTGGAATACAGCAGCAGTTAGCACTATTTCAGGAGTAGCTACGATAGCTCGGTATGCATTTAATAACGATGCAGCTACTGGCAATAATAACACTTCCGTTCTTGGAGTGTTTCAATCCTGTGAATACCTAGACAGTACCGGAAAGCTAGTACAAGCTCCTTACTGGCCGGCCTCTACGCAGGTACTAGCCGGAAGTAAGATTAAGGCTTACGTGATAGATGATCCGGATGTTGTGTTTGAAATTCAGGTGTCTACCGCTACAGACGTTGCAAATGATGCAAGATTCGGCGGAACTACTAATCAATCTGCTACAGTTTCCTATTTTGGCCAAAACTTTTCTTTTGGACTAGGTGGTGGTGGAGGTAATTTAGTTCCGAATAATCCAGCGCAGGGTAGCACAAGAACAGGCCAGTCAGCTATTTACTTAAATAATGTCGGTACTGGCGATAATAGTGTTAGAGGTAACGCTGCATCACCAATGAAGGCTATCGGATATAGTTTAAATGCTGAAAATACAATATTTGAAGCTGATGGAACAACTGCAAGGCAGTTCTTGAATGTAAGGGTGGTTATTAATAATCACGTATATCGTGCTGGTTCAGCAGGTATTACTCCTGCATAAATAATATAAGAGGTAAATAAAAATGATTAATACAGGTCAAATTGCGCAGTTATTGCGTCCTGGCTTAAAGGCAGTATTTGGAGATTATGGTACATATCCGGCTCAGTGGAAGGATATATTTAAAACATATCAATCAGATAAGTACCAAGAGATCGAAGTTGAAATGAAATATCTTGGTAATGCTGATATCAAGCCAGAGGGTCAGCCTATTGCATCTGATAGTATGGGGCAAAGAATAGTTACTAACTATATCCATAAAAGAGTGGGTTTATCTTTTACTATTACTAAAGAAGCAATAGAAGATAATCTATATAAAAATCAGTTTCCGCAACAAGCAAGATCTTTGCGTGATGCATTAGCTAGTACCAAGAATATACTCGGGGCAAATGTATTAAATAATGCATTTAATGTAAATCACCCAATAGGTGATGGTCAGCCAGTATGTTCTAATAACCATCCAATTGATGGTGGGGTATTTTCCAACTCTCTTGCTGGATCTGCTACTGTTGATTTTAGTGAGGCTGGGCTAGAGCAGGCAATTATTGCTATCCAGAAATTTCCAATGCAATCAGGGATACTTGCTCAGACCATGGCTAAAAAACTGATTATTCCTAGAGAATTACAGTTTGCAGCATCAAGATTGCTAAATAGCCAATTTAGAGTATCTACGGCAAATAACGATATTAATGCTATTTATCATAATGATTATATTCCGGAAGGGTATAAGGTAAACCAGTATCTAACATCGCCTGATGCATGGTTTATTATCACTGATGCTCCTGATGGATTGAAACATTTCCAAAGAACTGGGGTTGAGACTGATAGCTATGTAGATTTTCCAACTGATAATGCAATTTTTAAGGCAACTGAGCGTTATTCTTTTGGTGTATCTAACCCTCGTGGGGTATTTGGCTCACCTGGTGTGTAGAGTGTTGATATGGCAAATACATCAGGTAGTTATGATTTTCTATCGGTGCAAGTAGAGCCTTTAATAAGGGATGCCTATGAAAACATAGGCATTGCTCCAGAAATGCTTACGCCGCAGAAATTAGACTCAGCAAGGAGAAGTATTAACCTACTTTTGCTTGAATGGATGAATAAATCTACTAATTTATGGACATTACATAGCGGGTTTCTAGCTTTAAATGAGTTTCAATCCGCTTATGTTTTGCCTAATTATGTCAGTGATTTAACAGAGGTAAATCTTCGTTCTTCTAACAGGGCACTCGGTGGTACTCCTGCATCAAGTAATGGAGGAATAGCAGCAAATGCCTTTGATGGAAATGCTGCTACAGCTTGTACTCAAGATGCTCCTGATGGTAATATTTCTTATGATTATGGCGCGGGAATGAGTCAAAATATTAGTTTTTGCGGTATAACTTCGCATGCAAATCTAACTTATAACTTAAATGTTGAAGCTTCTAATGATAATGCTAATTGGCAGAATATTCTAACTATTCCTGCTAAAACTTTTACAGCCGGCCAATTATATTGGTTTGATATACCTACTCCTACTAATGCAAGATATTACCGAATTAGAGAGGTTGGGGGAGCTACATTAAATATTAGCGAGATATACCTTAATAATAATATAACTGATACTGTAATTGGCTCTATAAGCCGCAATGAATATCTATCACTGCCAGAGAAGAAACTAACTGGTAGACCATCATCATATTATTTTGATCGCAAAATAACACCTATCTTAAATTTATGGCCTGCCCCTTCTAATCTTTATAATGCAATTGAATATTCCTATAAAAAGATGATGCAGGATGTCGGGCTATATACTAATAGTCTTGATATACCAGCAAGGTTTTATCCAGCCTTAACGACTGGCCTTAGTTATAAATTGTCTCTTAAATATAATAACCAAATAGCAGATATGCTCATGGGGGAATATCAGGAGAATTTTAGCTTAGCTACGATTGAAGATAGCGAGGATAATATAATAAGCGTTATTCCTAAATGGCAAGATGGTGGGTATGTGGGGTAATAATGTCGTATGCAAAACGTTTTAAAGGTAAACATGTAAGTATTAACCCAGATAATCCATCTGCACTTGGTGTATGTGATGAAAGTGGATTTGTCTTTAACCATAATCAGCTAGTTAAGCAAATGGAATGGCGAGGTAATAATTTAGTTTGGACAGGACTGATGGTCGGCAAACCTTATCTAGATGAACCATCACAGCAAAATAGACCTCCGATTACTAAAGATGATCCTAAAACTGTTGCTAACCCAAGATTGCCAAAAGATTACAAATCGGCTGATAGTAATCAAGTGCTACCTCATGAAGAGTTAATAAAGAAGCTACAAGAGGTTAAATGGTAATATATGGATTTTAATACAATAAGAGTTTTATCACTAGATGGCGGAGGTATGCGAGGTTATGTCTCTGCTAATTTCTTGAAATCCTTTGTAGATTTATGGGGAGTAAATCCAAATGAGCTATGGAAATATTTTGATGTAATATCGGGTAGTTCTATTGGCGGCATTATGGCTCTTGCTTTGTCTTTTGGCAAAAGTCCTGAAGAACTATTAACATTTTTTACTGAAGATGGACCATGGATATTTACTACTAGCTCTTCTACCCCTTCTGTTATGCCATCTACCTTATCTAAGGTAAATACTATTGTCGGCGGTCCATTAAGTAACCCTACTTTTTATCCTAGCACTACAGATGGGATAGGGACAAAACGTTTAAAAAGCAAATTAGATTCAGTGTTTGGCAGCAGCACTATGGCTGAGTTGAATACTACTACAGTTATTACATCTTTTGAAAAAAATAATGTAGACCCTGATTACGGGCAGGACACTAATACACCGATATATTTTTCTAATAGCAAAGTTGTTCCAAGTTTAATAGGGCAGAATTTTAATATTGTCGATGTAGCAATGGCAACAAGTGCTGCGCCTTTATATTTTCCATCATGGGCTATAGGGACGGATTTATACATAGATGGCGGGGTAGTGCAAAATAACCCGGCAGGACTTGCTTTAAGTATTGCAAAGGCGAAAAAGCCTACAGCAAAACGTTATTGTGTTTTATCAATAGGCACTGGTCTTGGTGATGTTGGCTTCCCTCCTGAAAGCTCAATTAAATCAAGGATAAAACAGGAAATACAAGAACTGCGTAAAGATCGAAAAGCCTTTGCTGATAAATGGCAATTAAGTAGTAAACAACTCAAAGAAATTGAAGATTTGAGTAATAATTTAAGGGCTTTAGAAGGTGCTTATTTAATTATGTATCTTCTAGGAGTTACTACTACAGGGCCACAGGAAGTTGAAGCCAAGGAATTATTTATTGAAAGTAATTATACGCTAGAACAAATGTATTATTATCGTATGCAATATTATTTTGAGCCAAGTAAGAATACCGAGTTTGATCATTCGACTCCTGATATTTTGCAATATTATAAAGACGCAACTGCAGATTATTTTAGTAATGATATAGATAACATAACTACATTTTTAGGGCATTTAACCGCATGAATTATGATGTTTTACATAATTTTATATCACCAGTTACTGGTAGAGTTTTATCTAACCCTGATTATGTTTTGGTGGGGGATTATCAAGGTATAGCAACACCTTCACCAATACTTATTGATATAAGATTAGACTTGAATAATTTAAGGCAAGCAATAAAAGATATGCAATTGCCTGAATTAGAATATAAACAAATATGGACTGGGAATAATGATAATAAGGCAATTGCCACAACTAAAATTGATATAGATAATCTACCTGATTTAACTCTTGGCAAAGTCTGGCAAGGAAATTCCGAAAATAGGCCCGAAGAGGTTGAACTGCAAATAGCTCCCGATGATGCTACGTATATAATACAAGTACCACATTTAGATTTGCCGAACGCTCAAGCCTTAAGTACATTAGGCGTAGGCATAGCTAAAGTAATTGAAGGAGGACAAATTGCCATTGCGATTCCAGATGAGGATTATGCAACTAAAGAAACATTAGAAAAAATTCGTGATGAAACTGAAATACTCAAAGACGAAGCAGAGGCAGCAGCAGATGAAGCAACTAGAGCTGCTGGAGAGGCGACCGCAGCTGCTGCAGAGGCAACAGATGCAGCCGGTTTTGCAACTGGAGCTGCTGGAGCATCTATTTTAGGAGGTATTGGCTCAGTTCTTGGTAATTTATTTGCGGGCGGAGGAGGTGATAACTCAAATACTACTAATATCTATAATAATGATACTGTTAATAGTCTTGGAGGCAGCAATGATTTATATGGTAGCTTATCAGCTAGTAATTTGCCGCTTGCAGAGCAAAATATAAAAAATACTAATTTGCAAAAAATTGCTTCTATAGAGCAAGATACTAATTACTTACAAAGTAACATTGCAAGTAATAGTGACAATTTTGAAAATTCACTGCAACAAATGACAAAATTCACTGATTTTATTAATCAGAAATCAAAAACTATATCTCTAGATGCAGAAGTAGCTAACGAATCATCTTTTATAGCAGAGGATGCAGCCCAACAGGCAGCTTCTTATTTGAATATATTAAATAATAGTGGAATTAGTTTAACTGGTGACGTCACTGGCAATGGCGGATTAAATAGCGGTATTGTTACAACGTTTAAACAAAATCCTAAGTTCTACGGAAGTGAAGCTATGCAGATGCCATTTGGAAAAAGTAGCGATAGACCTGTAGCTCCTAGCATTGGTATGATTCGATACAATAAAGATTATAACGCTATTGAATATTATAATGATTCTGTTTGGTCTCAATTAGAATCTAGCACTGTGCAAATAGGAATACCTTATGCAACAGACTTAGTATACGGCGTTATAGGTAATGTAAATGGCTTGTTTGATGGTTTCGCTTCGTTAGAGCGAAATTTGGATATTAAGATAAAAAGCTCATATTATACAGGCGAGCTAGATGACAGTTCTTCCGCTTCATTATCATTACTTGACAGATATGATAACGGATATATTAATAAAACAACAAGTTCTAATAATGGTTATTTTGATTATTTAATACAACAGCACGATAACGGAATAAAAACAGATTTATTAAAGTTTGATAATAAAAGCGATGAGTTTGTGTTCCATAAGCCGATATCTTATAACGGCAAGAATATCATCAAATATGATGAGGCGGTGGATATTGTAACTGGTGTACTTAATAACAGTAATGGATTATTTTCAGGCTTTGCAACTGATAACCAAGAAATTGACCTTAAAATTAAGACGGCTTATTTTGTAGAGGATGATTATTCTACTAGCTCATTATCATTTTTAAACAGATATAATAATGGCTATATATTGAGTAACAAAACTAACTCTGATTGGAGTAATGATTTTTCTCTTGATTATGTAGATGACAATCAAACAGTAGAGCTACTAAAATATAGAGGACTAAATAACAAGTTTGTCTTTTATAAATCCGTTGAAGTTCCTTATCCTATTAATAATGAAGACGCCGTTAATAAACTATATGTAGATAGTATAGGGTCTGGTATGCAGGATGTTTTAGGAACATCTGGTCAAATTAATTCTACTGGAGGTCAATATCCTCAAATTAGTTTAGTCAATACTGGTGTAGCTGCTGGTAATTATACATTAGCTAATATCAATATAGATGCTACTGGCAGAATAATGTCAGCAAGTAATGGTGATGCTGTCACTTCTATTACAGCTGGTTTTGGTTTAGATGGTGGAACTATCACTACTACTGGAACATTATCATTGAGCAATAGTGGAGTTTTACCTGGCACTTATGAAAGAGCAAATATTTCCGTAGATAGTAAAGGTAGGATAACTAGTGTTAGCAATGGCAGCTCTGTCACAAGTATTTATACTGGCTATGGTTTATCTGGAGGCCCTATTACAAGTTCTGGTACAATATCACTGTCTCAAAGCGGCGTTGCAGCAGGTGTGTATAACGCAGCTAGTATAACTGTAGATCCAGCAGGTAGAGTGATTCATGCACAAGAATCTTATAGAATACAGAGAATTTATTTTAATAAAAATTTTCTCTATACAGCAGGCGACCCTGTAATTGGTACTGCTGATCCTATAATAGTTGGTACACCGCTTATAAATGAATTTGGTATATACTTAACATATGGTGGTTATGACGTAGCAAGTGCTACTAAAAAAAATGATGGTGGCTATTTATACGTTAATGCGGATCAACAATTGATATTTGAAAATTCTAATAATAGCTATGTACTAGCAGGTTAATTAAAGGTATAAATATGTCAAATTATCTTTTTACAGGTTATGAATTTAGCAGTGAGTTAAAAGCTGATTTTAAATTACAAAACCTATTACAATCATACGCTGGCGAAGAGCAGCAAATGTCTCTTAAATTGCTCAATAGGCAAAGTGAGGGGTTTGCAATAGGTACTAATACACCACATGGGCAAACTCCGCAATTTGTATTAGATCAAATAATTGGCGGTACTATTCAGAATATTATCACACTCGATACTAATACAAATAATTTAGCTCTAAACTTTAATGTAGATTTAGGTAGCGTTTACAAAATACAAAATAGTATTGAACCTACAAACGATGGGGATTTAGCGAACAAGCTTTATGTAGATAGTTTAGCAAGACTTAGAACTATTGTTATTACTACAAATACAAACGCATTAAGTATTAGTAAAAACACCGATATAGAAAATCCAATATATAACATAGACTTAAGCGAATCTTTGCAAAATTTGTCAGATTTAACTACCAATGGATTATTGTACAAAACTGGAATTGATGCATTTGACACTATTGAAACGTCTTTAATAGATGATCAAGTTCTTACATCTACTTTAGGAGTTCCTGTTTGGAAAACGCTGAATAGAGTTACTTCTATAGGTTTAACAACTGCAAGCACAGGTCTTATTGTTACAAATACTCCTATCGAAAATAATGGCAATATTAATATAAACTTATCGAATAGGTTAGAAAATATAAATAATCTAAGTAGCTTAGGCGTTGTTTTAAAAGATGGTACAGATTCATTTAAAACGATTACTACGGGCTCTGCCGGTCAATTTCTAGGTATAAATACTCTAGGTCAGCTAGAGTATCAAGACACAGGAACAGTAAGATATGTTGGAATGACCACGTCTAGCGGATTAAGTGTTACTGGCTCTCCTATTGATTTAAATGGCACATTTGATTTAATGTTAGATATGAATTTGCAAAATTTTAATAACATTGCCACGGATGGTCTAATTTTAAAAAGCGGCATAAATTATTCAACTTCTTCAATTCCAATAGATAATGGGAAAATACTTCGTTCCTTAAATGGTGGTGTGGAATGGATTACTCCAAATACCGGAGGAAATGTTGTTGGTTCTGGAGCATCTAGCATTAACTCAATACCAAAATGGACTAATCAAACTTGCACCGAAATGACTTCATCGGATATTTTGGTAGAATTTAACACTGATTTGTATGTTCCTGGTTTGATAAAAACAGACAAGTTACAAAGCAAAAGCGGCGCAGATTTAATGCACTATGACTATGGAGAAAACAGAGTATACCTAGACAGGTCTTTACGAATTCCAGGTAATGGATATCTACTACAAACAAGTAGCTACGGATATCTTAATGGTACCGGCTCTACTGGTACAGGTTCAGGCACTAATCCTTATTCTATTGATTGTAATGATCGAGTTATTGCATCAGAATTTAACGCATGGTCTTCTAAAAAACTTAAGAACATATTAAATAGCGGTGATGCAATACAAAATGAAGCACTCACTCTATTTAAGGAAATTAATTATGCAAAATACAAGTATAAAGATATAGTTAAAGAAGGTAATGGTGAATATTTTGGTGTAATTGCCGAAGAACTCAAAGAAGTAGCCCCTCATTTTGTTCAAGATAATCAAATTTTTGTTCCTAATATATATTCTAAAGGAAAATGTCAGCTTTTGCCAAATGATAGATATTCAATTGTAATCAAAAACTCTTTGCCAAAAATTACTAGTAACAAAGTAAGAATTTACACAGAAAACAACGTATTAGAATTAGAAATATTGAGCGTTAGTGATAAAGCGCTCATCGTAAAATCAAACGAAAGAATAGATCATGATGTTTTCGTTTATGGAACTTACGAGCAGTGCCCAACTGTTGCTAAAAACAAAATGTTTGAACTTGCGTGTGTTGTACTTAAAAACGCTGTACATAGAATTGAACAACTAGAAAATAAGGTAAATAGCTTATGTTAAATGACACAGGTGCTAATTTTAGGACTGGAACAATTTATATTGGTGATATTGGAAAAACAGAAGGTGCGCTTGAAGTAACTGGTGCAATTTTTTCTGCGACATCTACTATTGTTAATTCGGAAATATCTGAAATAGATGTAACAATTGAAGAAAGTGATTATATACCATTAATGTTTTTTTCAATAAAAAATACCAGCGAAAATACAGAAAGTGCAAATATTACAATAATCGTGCTAAAGAATCAAACTTCTAGCAATGTCAAAATACAAGTAAATAAAAACACCGGCAACGCTGTTGATATTACTTTAAATGTTTTGATTGTAAAGCCTGGGATGATTTAGCGTAAGGCAAATCACTGTATTTTAATCTATGTTATAATAAAAAAGTGATTTAAATATAAATAATAAAAGGTTGATTATATGACAAAAATTACCCAATCAGAAAAAGACATCAAAATAGCTGATGTTATCAGCACATTAAAAACCACAAATTTAGTTTCAGAGTTTGGTAATAATTGTGATTTTCTTAAGCAATTATTGATATTATTCTATAACCTAAATGCAAAAGGTATAGCTGTATCAAAGGAAGAAAGGCAAGATATTTTTTCATTGTTAAATAAAATAGAAAACACAGTAAAAGAAACAATTAAATTAGAGGTATAATATGAGCGAAGTTAGTACGATTTTAAAATTAGATTATGCAGGAGTGCAATTAAATTCTGAACTTGCGGGTAATATTCAAAATTTAAGAGGTTTTGCAAGTTCAATATTTAGAGGCGGTCTTGATGTTGCGTCTACGGATTATGCTGATACTAAAGCTAATTTCACTAAGGCTTTAGCGGATGTTCAGGCTAATTTAACCGCGATTAATAATTTGATTTATCCAGATGCTACTCGCGCTTGTGAATGCACATTAACACTTAGTAACAATGAGGCTGTCTAAATCAATGCAGTTTGTTAATTACATATCTGCACCATTTGCTGGAATCAACAAAACTCCAACTACTTTAATAACAACAGATAGTAATACGTTAGTAATTATTAGTTTAATTGTTTGTAATAGAGTTAGGACTCCTATTAGGTTTTACTTAAAAAAAGTGAGCGCTGGTATTAGTCCTAAGGAAACATTTTACATCAATGAATTTGAAATTAAGCCTTATGATACTGTAGATATTGTCAAAGAGAAAGGCCTTAATATCTTTCTGCAATATAGCCAAACACCAACTATCAGTGACAGTTTGGTGTGCTTCTCAAACGGAGATGGTCAGAAATTTGATTGCGAGCTTAACTATGCACAATTAAAGGAGTTACCGTCATCTTATTGTATGGTATAATAGAATTAACATAAGTTCTGCGAACTTCAAAATCGTATTGTAGGTTTACTTCTTACCCATAAAAAGATTTTAAATTAGAATAATTTAAAACTTTAAATATAAGAGGTTAACATGCACGATACTTCAATTACAAAATTATCAGGTCTTGATATAAATCCACAAGGAGCAAGCGAAAAAAAACTTACCGGGCTATATATCCCGTCTCTTACTACTATAGAAATTAATAATCTATCTTCTGAAATTGTTAGGGATGGCGGTATTGTTTATGACTCAACAATTGGCGGATTAAGAACTAGAAAAAATAATAAATGGATAGGCTTGTCTGGTTATAGAACTGGTAGTATCACAAATATTGGCGATGTAGGTGGTGATGCAAACCCTGATCTTAGTGTTACAGGCTCTATATTAACAGCATCTAAATCCGAGAGTCAGAATGGTGGAAATACTATTACTATTACTTATGATGATCTTGGTTATACTCCGCTAATTTATGTATCTGTTGAAGGAACTGGCAACAACGATCTTTACGAGCCTTGTATTAGACCTAATTCAACTTCAACTCAAGCAGAAATTTATTTACGCGAAGGAAACGGATTAGTACAAAACGTGAAAGCTCACATTTTGTTAATGCAACCGGATGTATAAATATGTTTATACGTAAAATTACGTGTTTTATTTTGTTCAGCGTTTTAACAACTGGATGCTCAATAAAAGATTTAGAGTTGTTTGATAATCGTCAAATTTCACAAAAGCAGGATAAAAAATGAACCCAGCATTATTAAATTATTCACAAGCAAATCAGCAAATAAGTAATGATTCTAATCCTTTTGATTCAGGAATAAGGCGTGCAATAGAGACTGCTAGAGAGTCACTAGGCATGACTGAGAAGCAGCAAGACCGGGCTTTACGCAGAAGCTTGCTTAATTTTGCTTCAAATATTGCACAAACTCCCAAACGAAAGGGGTTTTTTAATAATTTCGGCGATATATCTCGTGCTGCTATTCCTGCCATGCTTGAATATGATACAGCAGAAGCAAATTACGAAGCTGATAATAATGCTCTTGCTAATCAGATACTTAGCTATCAGGATAAACAAAGAGAAGCTTTGTCAAAAGCGGAAGAGCAAGCTTGGAGACATAAAATGGGTGAGGATAACTTATCTGAGGTAAAGCGTTATCATGATTTAGTAAATGCAAATAACCAAGCAAAACTTACTGCTGCTGGCTCTGCTGGTAAAGGAGCCCATGGCGGGAGTGACGAAGAAAAAACTATGGCCCTGGCTAAATTACTTGATAATGCAGAAATGTTCTTAAAAAGCCAAGAGGGACAGAAATCTCAAATAGGTAGGCTGCAATCAATGTCGCCTTTATCAATACCTGATCAATCACAAGCTGCACTCAAGCAATATGAGGATTCTATAAAAGGTGCGCTGTTTAATAGGCTTGGCTATAGAAACGAAGCTGAGTTTAAACATACTCCATCAATCAGCAGTAAATATGACCCTGCAACTAACTTGAAAATCATTGAAAATTTAAGAAAGAGCTATATAGATCAAGCAAATGATAGCAATCAAGATTATATGGTAGAAGTAATAGCACCATCTGGAAAAAGAGGTATGATTCCTCGCTCTGCTGTTGCTGCCTCTGGATATACTATTGTGGAGTAATGCTATGGATGAATTTAGTAAATTTGGCGGATATGCACTTGATGGTGAAAATACTCCGCAAGATGAGTTTGCCAGATTCGGTGGTTATGGTTTAAATGAGCTAGAATCTAAAGTTACGGCAGAAGCAAAACAAGGCGATTCTTGGCCAGCATTAATTGGTAAATCTGTTGTAAAAGGATTGACGGGACTTGCTGGAGTATTTGGCAACTTTCAAACTCAGCCACAAGCAACACCAGAGACGCAAAAGATTATTGATAAGTTTAAAGACAATTTAAGCCCGCAAGATAGGCAAATGCTTGATAGTCGTATGCCTAATTCACAAGAGATACAAGGATACTTAGAAGACAAATCAAGCTTTGATTTAGAGCCAAACCCTACAACGGAAGGACAAAGAATAGCTTCACATGCTACTGAGTTTGCTGCTGCAAGCTTGATTCCATTAGGTTTGGCTGCAAAACAAGGAAATCTTGCATTAAAAGGTCTGGGGCTTGCAAAACAAGCTGGAGTAGGTGCGGGAATTGGAGCTACTAGCGGCGTGATGCAAGAAATGGGCGTAGATCCATTAGTTGCTGATCTTGGAGCAAGTATTGCCGTTCCTTCTGCTCTTAATAGAGGCAAGAACATATTCTCTAATTTTACGCAAAAAGGTCGCGATAATATAGTAAAAGATGAAGCTGCTAATATCCTCCGCAAAGATATAGGCGAGGGGAATATTCCAGATGTTGTAGGCAAGCTAGATTATAATTCACCTATTGGAGTACGCCCTACAACAGTAGAGCTAGCTGAGAATTCTGGACTTAGCCACAGAGCAAGAACTGAAAGTCCTTCTTTGCCTGATATGCACCAGCGCAATGCCTTAAATGATAGTATCATGCGAGAAAAAATAGCTGATATTGCTCCTAGCTCCGGTTTAAATGATGAGATAATCGGCGAAACTATTAGAAATAATCTATATGCTAATTTAGAGAAAGCCAAAAAGGTACGATCAGATACAACTAAACCTTTATATGATAAGGTCGAATCTTTAACTGATAAAATTACGTTACCCAAAACTAAAGAATATCTACAAAACGAAGCTCGTTATGCTGAAGGTGATATTAAGAATAATATCAAATACATCATCGATACTTTAGGCAAAGATGCTGAAATCTTGCCCGTACAAGCTGTAAATAAGCGCAAAGCTATTACTGACAGATTATCCGAGGTTAAGGGCGAGAGTAGCAGAAGGATATTAAAAAATGTAGAAGAGTCAATACTAGGTGACATGGCACATATTCCAGAAGAGAGAATAGCGCGAGAAGCATACAAGGATTTATCTATTCCGGTATCTGCTATTGAAGATCAGAATTTGCTTAAGAAATTTGTTGAAAAAGATAAATATTCTAATAATTTCATATTATCACCAGAGAAAATACCAAGTAAAATCTTAGGTAGCAGCTTAAATGACGTGAAAGCTCTAATGCAGCAAATTGAAGGTAATCCTGAGACTGTAAATTCTCTGCGTAGTTCTATCATAGATAAATTACTTAAATCTAGTGAGACATCTGGTATCAATACAGCACAAGGCAAAGCCTTAGAGCATAATTTATCTTATAACAAACTAAATAATGCACTATCTAAATATAAGCCAAAGCTTGATTTAATCTTTGAAAAAGAACAAGTAGAGCTTTTAGAACATGTTCGGGATTTGCTTAAAAAACGCAACATGGTGGCAACTTTAGGCAGAGCCGCTGGCTCTAACACACAAAGCCAATTAACATTACTTGAACTTACATCCTTGCCTAAAGGAGCAGATTTTATGAATTTAGTTGAAGGTGTGCCAGTTTTAGGTAAGCCAATTTCTAAAATGCGAGATCGCAGCAAGGCTATTCAAGATGCAAATATTCGCAGTTTAGTAGGTAGAGCCTTAGTAGAGCCGCAGCTAGCTAAGGAGTTATTAACTAGGCCAAAAAACGTAGAAAGTATTAATGCATTTTTGGAGCGTTTACCTAAAAATCTATTAGTATCTACAAGTTTAAATAGCGGGGAGGATCAGTAATGAATTATACAACATTAACTGAGCAAATAAAGGCTTATGCTAACCGCAAAGATGCAGCATTTAATGCTCAAATACCAAACTTCATTGAGCAAGGGATAAATCGTATTTACAGTGAGGCTAAAAATATTGGTTTTGAAATTATTATCACTGGTGATGTCCCAGAGAATGCAACTTCTATAGATAAGCCTGCAAATTGGCGAGAGACGATCAGTTTTAGGATATATACAGAAGATCAGAAGTTTTCTAAATTTTTATTTAATAGGAGTTATGAGTTCTGTAAGTCATACTGGCCAGATCAGAGTATAACTGGGGAGCCACAATTTTACGCTGATTATCAAGCATACGAAAAGATATTTATCAGTCCTAGTGCCGATAAAGACTATAAATATTCCCTAATATATTTGGGCGTACCGCTATTTAATACCGAAAACAGCGAGAACTTTTTAACTCGTAGGTATCCAAGGCTATTATTCTATGCCTGTATGTTAGAAGCCATGCCATTCTTGAAAGATGATGAGAGGCTCGGGCAGTTTGAGCAATTATATGCTAGTAGCCTTGATGATATTAACCAAGATACTACTGAACGTTATGTTGATAGAACTTCAGATAGGGGTAAGGACTAATGGCAGATTACATGTTTCCCCTTACCTACAAAGCTGGCCTTAATCGAGATGATACAACTTTTCAGCCTGAATATTGCAATGACGGGCAATGGATTAGATTTAATGAAGGTAAGGTCAAGAAAATAGGCGGTGTTATTAGTCCCGGGAAGCTAGGTACTTATAATTATGAGAGGGTAAAGTCTGTTACGCTGCTCCCTAATAATGATGCAGATAAAATCAATGTCTATTTAGCCTCTGAACAGAAAATTTTTACCTTTTGGGTAAATCAGGATTTTACCAATAAATCTGAAGTTACTCAAATTAAAAGTTTTGCTCCAAGTTCTGCAAGAATGTTCCAAGCTGTTGTAGTAATCGATGATAATGTAAAGAAAATACTGTTTTTAGAGACCTATAATGCGCAAAATATAGCCCAAACGGCTAAATGTAAGCTGTATCAGGTTAATATTGCTAATAATGCTATTACTGAAGTACAGCAAACTAGCTTTAATAACCAAATAAGTGGTGGTATGTGTTATGCTGCGCCGCATTTATTTCTTTATGGTGAGAATGGTTATATACAATATAGCAAGGCCGGTAATCCTTTAAACTTTAGAGAACAAGACGGGGCTGGTAGTCAAATTATCTCAAATGACAAGGTTATATATGCAGCGCCTATTCGCGGAGGTTCAAATTCTCCGTCACTATTATTTTGGACATTATCGAAAGTAGTCAGGCTGACAAATACATCAGAAGGAGAGCAAGTAGAATTACAGCGTGATGTTATATCAAATAGCTCTTCTATTTTATCATCTAGAGCAGTTGCTGAATATGATGGCTTATTTTTCTGGATAGGAACTGATAGATTCTTTGTTTATAACGGAGTTGTCCAAGAAATGGTCAATAATAGCTCTATTAACTATTTCTTTGATAATCTTGACATTAATCATAGGCAATTAGTCTTTAGCGTCATAAATCCACGCTTTGGCGAAATATGGTGGTTCTACCCTGAAAAAGGCCAAGATGAGTATAATGTTAAAAATACCAGGGCTTTAATATACAATAAGCGTGAGAACTCTTGGTATGATACTGCCTTGAGCAGAGATTGCGGCATATTCTCAGGTGATTTTGGCTTTATGGCAACTTATGGCTATAGCTTTCAAGGTGATAACTTGAATAAATATCTGTGGAAACATGAAGTAGGTGAAAAGGAAATAGCGGGCGATGAGATCAATGCCTCGATTATGTCTTCAGTTACTACGCCGTTTATCTCACAAGCTGCTTTTAATGCACAAAATCCAATGAATGGTATTGATCGTTTTTTAGAACTACGGCGTATAGAGCCTGATTTTGTTATGAATGATAAAGCTAAGGAAATTCAGGTTAGGATAAATACTAAGAGATATGCCCAGAGTGCTTTAACTAGTTCTGATCCTATTACTTTTACAGGCGAAACTGAGAGAATAGATACTAGGGAGCAAGGAAGAGCTATGTCTTTAACTTTTTCGTCTGAACATGATTTTAGGATGGGTAATATTATGCTTCAGCTTGCTAGTGGGGACGGAAATTAATTGAGGTTATTTGTAAATGATAGTATGGCCTGAATATATTGATATCAAGGACTGGGCAGCAAATTTAGTGCATGATTATCCTGATGAATACTTGCCTATACTTGAAGATGCAGACAAATGGCAGGACTGGGCGTCTATAGTTGCGGGTACTGGGGTTTTTGCAAGAAACGATATTCCAGCACCTTTTTCTGTAACGGAAGGAGAAAAAAAGCAAGAGTTCAAAGATTGGCAAGAATGGGCGAAGACAGTTTATAATTTAATGATAAATAGCGGAGATAAAAATGAGTTTTTTTAATATATCTAAACTTTTAGAAAATCCAGAAAT